CATCCGACAGATTGTCTGCTCGACAGAATTCAAGCATCGACAGCAACGCTTGCTCTGGCGTGAAATTTACAGATGCGGGTAAAGCAATGATGTTTTCGTTATTCATGCTTTCTTCTCCTTCGCTTCCATTTCCCGAATGTCCATCGCAGCATCGGCCACGCCGTGCCAGTCACGCTGTCGCACTTTGAGCATCAGGTACGCAATCATCACTTCAGTTTCTGATACTTGACTCATGTCTTCTCCGCCCCCGCCTCCCGCACCAGAAGATTCTGTGTAAATTTTATAGATCATGCCCATGCCTCCCTCGCTTTCATCATCGCGTCTGCTATCCAATAGCTAATTGCTCCAATATCCATGCCAACGATTTCAACACTGTGAGTGTTCGGTCGCAGGTTTAGGTTAATAATCATCGATTGCATAGCTTTGGCTGCAAAATAGTCACGCAGCGTCATGCCTTCTTGTGCGTACTGTTTTTCCCCACTGTGCGGTCTTGGGAATGCCGGTATGTCGTTCATGCCAGCCACCTACCAATCAACAACAGCACACCAATCACCGTGATACCAAAACCCATCATCATCACCGCTGCACACACATCCTCTAACCACAAGCGCTTGTCGTTGATGGGGTCCGCAAACATCACGAACACGATAAACGCAGCGAGGATCATGAACAGCCCACCAAAAAACACCATCGACGGAATCATGTTATTTCTCCTTTTTTGACAACTTATCTGCCGCTGTTGACAACTTATCCGACACGGTTGACAACTTATCGTCCAGCCTCGGCTTGGTTGTCATGTAGTACTCGCGCCAGTGCTTTCTTGACGCGCCCCTGTGGCAATCCCTGCACCAACTGTTCAGCGTCCCGTACCGGTTCGTCCAAAAGTTCTCCGGACCCTTCAGCACCTTGCAGTGCGAACACCGCGCCGGTTGCCCGGGCAGCCGCTTTGCCCGCTTCGTTAACGGCTTTTCCCTGCTCTCGCTGCTCATCGTCTTGCTTCTCCAATTTGCGTACGTACAATGTATTGATCCGCCACAGCATGTTCTTCGCCCTGTTGTTACCGTCGAACTGCAACACCATCCCATGCCTCCTGATCAACCCCTCCTTCACCATCTTTTGCAACTGCGCTCCCACCGTCTGCACCTTGATCCCCAATACCCCAGCAATGTTGTGCGTGGTGATCTCCTTGTTCAAATGGCGCACCAGCCGCATCGCTTCAATCACGCGCCGCGCAGCTTCCCTCACAGTATTCTCCCCAGCGTGATGTCAAACAACTTGGCCAGCATCTTGTCCTGCGACTCCGTGGTCCTCGCCCTGCGCAACCCCTCGTACAAGTCCACCAGCAACGGTTCGAGGTCCGGGGACAACATCTCCAGCAACCAGCTGCGCACGTTCGGAGCAGACTCCTCGGAATGCGCTCGGGCCATCAACTCCTCGAGCAGTACATCCGTCTCAAAATCCGACAGGTCCACCTGCACTTCCACCATCTTGTATGTAGTCATTTCACAATCTTCCAGTCTGATTTCGGATTACGCACGTTCCCACTCAACCGGGGCGGGGAAATGTAGCTCGCGTTCTTCTTGGGCGGCCCCGCAATCGTCGACTTGTCCACCAACCCATGCTTGACCAACAACAGCACCGCCCGCTCCCACTGGCCATCCCACAACGCCGAACTGGCCAACCGATTGCGCGTACCCACTATCACCTGCAACCGCACCTGCGCAGGCAAAAAATGACGCTGGTCATACGCATAACTGATCAGCTCCGGAATGTCCCCCACGCGCTTGTCCTCCCGCCAACCACGGACCACGGCCCGCGCCAATGTGATATCCATCTCGCTCCCCTACGCCAGCGACAACATAACAATGGCAAACACCACCAATACCAGCGCCGCCACACCCACACCCGCCGCAAAAGCCAGCACCCGCGCCATCTGCGATACCGTCATGATTGCTTCCCCTTGCCTACCCTCGGCCCCGGGAAAAACGGCCAAAACGCACGCTTCGCATTCACCTGAAACCCCGCCCGCGCCCACACCACCGTGATGTTGGTATCCGCCGCCGGTGTGCGCCGAAAATCACTGTGCAACGCATGTATCCCGCGCTCCATCAAGTACGCCGTCGCACGCGCACGCCGCTCGTCATACCGACCACGATGCATCGGCTCATGCGCCAAGAGACACGGCTCGCGGACCCCGGCCAACTCACACAGCGATCGGTACGCCTCGTCATACAAGCGACGTACCGAAAATGTCATCATCTGCAACATCGTTTTTTCTCCTAATGTTTGTAATCGTTTCGTGGTTTTTGTAATCATAGTAATTCTAGTGCCGGTTCGACCACTTCGCGTACTCAATATCTCTCTCCCGATCTTCATACGCGGACCACCAAGCGGACACCAAATGTGCCTTTTCGTCTTCAGTGAGCTTCAGAAAGTCAGCAGGATATCTGCGCAACGTGCTCACCTCAATGACCACAGAAGCTCCAGCAATGTCGTCATAAGCTCCACTTGAGTACAAAGTACCTTGCACAATGAGCGGGAATCCGCCACGGATTGTGGCAGTGATTTCGTACTCGTCGAGTACAAATGGGTCAGGCATCGGCTTCACCTTGTTGCATTTTGAGTTCGATGATGGTAGCACAGTGTTATCCTTTCTGTTTGATTAAAGTACAAGTCTATCACGAAAAGCTGCGGCCGGGTGCGAGTTGGTACGACAGAGTTGCAAGTGTGAGGCAGAAAGTGTCGCGGCTCGCGGGCCACAGTGTTTGCAGGATAGCACCAAGTATTTTCAATTGTCAACGGGTGATTTTGCAAAAAACAGTCGAAAAAAGGGATTTTGGGGGTTCCTATAGAACTTTTGGAGGTAAGAGTGATTTTTTTTTCATTTTTTTTGAAAAAGGGCGTAATAGACGTAATGGGTGCAAGAAGGTAATGAAATCAAGGGTTTAAGGTACATACGGTAAATTACAGTGGAGCAGAGAGGTGAAATTTGTCTGGGGAGCTCCGCGAGCAAAGATTTTTGATTTTTTTTTTCACTCTTACCCCCCCCCCCTATAGGGTCCCAAAACCTTTTTGGGCTTGGGTTCGGTAACTTCGATAACTTGACACAGTTGGACTGCCATGTCACAGGCGCGTACACTTGTGTCGTTGTTTCTACACGGAGAACCAAGTGTTACAAATACAATCAGATGTGCCAGTGCCACATACAAGAACGAAATATCCGTTTGCAGATATGCTACCGGGTGATTCAATCTTTTTCAGTGATTACAAAAAAGCCAACGCAGCGCGGGTCTCGACGCGCCGATTCATGCGTATGACGCAGCCCACGTGGAAGTTCCTGCTGCGCCGTGTGCGCGAGGAAAACGGCTGGCGGCTGTGGAGGATGGTGTGACCAAGAAGGCGATATGGAACACGCCCCCGGTCATCCCTGACAAGGTCCGGCGGCGCACTGCGGTCAAGGTGGGCCCGCTGGCGGGAATGAAGACGCTGAATGCACGCGAGTGGAAGTTCGTTCAGGAGTACGTCTCGAACGACGGCAACATGACGCTGAAGGAGGCCGCGATCCGCGCAGGGTACAAGGCGCACAGCGCTTCGGTGACGGCATGGAAGTTGACCAATCCGGACATCTGCCCGCACGTAGTGGCGGCGATTCAGGCGTACCGCGCCGAGCTGGCCTCGAAGTACAACACGACCTACGAGCGGCACATGAAAGACCTGCAGACCATTCGCGATGCTGCCCTGCAGGCTGGGGCGTACTCGGCGGCGGTGCAGGCGGAGTACCGGCGCGGGCAGGCGCTAGGGACGATCTACGTCGAGCGCAAAGAAATCCGCCACGGCACGATCGACCAAATGTCCAAGGAAGAGGTCCAAAAGAAGCTGGACGAGCTCAAAAAGCTGTACGGCGGCCCGCCGGGGCGGCTGATTGAGGCCACGCCCGACGAGATAGCCTCCAGCAACGCCAAGGAGGGCGATCCAAGCTTCGATCCCGGTGTCGAGGACCCTCCCCCCGACATTTTCGAGAAAATCGATCCTAGCCCCCTTTCTGATGAAACCTGAGGCATCCTTTTCTGCCCGGGTCCGCAAGGGGCTGGCCGGGCTGGACATTGACCGTATCGAAAACAGGGTCAATTTGGGCATCTCGGACATGCTGGTGGGGGCTGGCCGCCGGTTCGCGATGATGGAATTGAAGGTGGTCCAAGGGTACGCCGTGGGCCTGCGGCCGCATCAGATTGCTTTCCTGACCCGACATGCCCTCGCTGGCCGCCCCTGCTTTGTGCTGATCCTGTGGAAGGCGTCGCGCTCCCGGCCCGACATGGTGTGCCTGTATCGCGGCCTCGATGCTGTTGCCTTGGCCGAGCATGGCATGCGAATCGCCCCGCTGGCCGCGTGGCCGTCCCATGGCATGCCGTGGGCAGAGCTCGAGAAAAAAATAATTTCCGAAAGTGCTTGACGGCTATAAACAGTTGTGTTCTAATAGCGGTGTTGTCACATGACAACGCCAACCGAGAAAGGATAAAACAATGGCACGTATGCTGGTTTATATCGACGCACCCTCGATTCACGTGTTAGACGAGATATTGGGCGATGCGATCGACCGCTCCATGATGGAAGAGTACGCGGTGCTTACTCTCGATGGGCTTCCTCGAAAGTATCTCAACGGCGAGACGTCCGACCCGGACTGGTACAACGCCATGGCGCAGCGCTGTGCAGGGGTGACGTCATGAGGCGCATTCTCCGCGATGCTTTCCGCAGTGACGAGCTTTATCTGCATCTGACCGACGTCATTGCAGTTGACGATAAACGCCCGGTGGAAGAGCTTGCCGACGAGCTGATTATTCACGAGGCCGCCTACGTGCTGGCCAAGTACACCGACGCCGCGCAGGGCTTTTTCCACCATGCCGAATTGCAGGGCGAGGAAGGGCCGGAGCTGCAACGCGAGGCGCGCGCGAACGTGAAGGCGCTGCGCGCTTTTTTGGCAAAGTATCGGAACAAGCTAAAGGCCGAGAAAAAAGTAATTTCGGAAGAGCTTGCACTGTTTTAAAATTCTGCTAGAATTAGTTCTGCAGTACTAACCCAGAAAGGATAAACCATGATTAAGACCGTCGCAGTTAGTGGTAACAGCAAGACCGGCCCTATCGCTGTCACGTATCGCAGCGGCCAGCATGAAACCTATGCAACATGCCCGACCAGCTGCGCATTGCATCCGCGCAGTGAATCCGGCGCTGTTGCTGTGGACGTGGAATACATGCAGGCCGTATCTGATGCAGTGCCGCGCAATGGCAAGGCATGGACGTATTCGCATTTCCCGGCGGAAGCTTTGCCGATGCCGCGCGAAGGTAAAACAGTATTTAATGCATCGTGCGATAGCATGGCCGACGCTGTGCGCACGGTAGAGCTTGGCCGCCCGGCGGTATACGCTGCGCCCGTGGGCACGCAGTGGCCGCAACGTATGCATGGCGTGCTGTTCGCACAATGCCCGGCCGAGCTTGCCGACAATTTCACATGCCAGCAATGCGGTAACGGCTCGCCATTGTGCGCACGGGGCGATCGCTCGCTGGTGGTGGTGTTCGTCGCTCATGGCAGCGGAAAAAAACGTGTGGGCACTGGGAAGGGTGGCTGCTATGCCGCAGGCGGTCCGACGGCGATACAGTGGCACGGGCTGAAAAAGACCGGCCGCGCGGATGATGCCGCTGCCGTGCGAAGCTTTGCCCGCTCGCTGCCGCCCGGCTCGCTGTTGCGCCATCACGTGGCCGGGGATATTGGGAGCGATGCAGCATGTTTGCCGTCATAGCTGTTTTGATTCTGTTGTGGTGGATTATTGACCACAGCGAAAAATAATTTGCGCAAAGCAAAAAAAGGGTGTAGACTGTTTCTAGTCGCTGCAATTGCAGCGGCACAATTAAACCGAAAGGATAAAGCAATGGCTCACATGATCGACGAAACTACCGGCCGCGCAGCAATGGCCTACGTTGGCGCTACCCCGTGGCACGGCCTCGGGCACAAACTGACGCCGGACGCAACTATCGAACAGTGGACGGAACAGGCCGGGCTGAATTACCGCGTGCTCGAATCTGTCGTTGAATACACCACGCCGAGCGTGACAGGCATGCAGGCATGGCCGGAGCGTAAAGTGTTGCACCGCTCGGACACGGGCGCGCCGCTGGCCGTAGTGTCTAATGGCTACAACGTGGTGCAGCCGTCCGAGGTAATGAGCTTTTTCCGCACGCTGGTCAACCTCGGCGGATTCAAGCTTGAGACGGCGGGCGCGCTGTCGCATGGCCGCCGGGTATGGGCGCTGGCGAGCGTAGGCGAGGGTGCGCCAGTGGTGGACGGCGATATCGTCAAGCCGTACCTGCTGCTGGGCACATCCTACGACGGCACAATGGCCACCATTGCAAAATTCACAGCGATTCGCGTGGTATGCAATAACACCATTACGGCCGCCGTGGGCGGATACAGCAACGGCCGCCCGGTATCAGGCGAGGCCGAAACAGATAAGGGCTATTTGAAATCCGCCGTCCGCGTGTTGCACAGTGAGCGCTTCGACGCGGAAGCCGTGCGCCTGCAGCTGGGCGTGGTGGCAAATCAATTCGAGGGTTTTATGGTGCAGTCGCGGCAGCTGGCCGGGCAGACGATGACGCGCGCCGAATGCGATGCATTCGTGGCCGAGCTGCTGCAGCCGTACCACACCAGCGCGAAGCCGATCGACGAAACGAAAGGGTATAAACGCATCGTTGAATTGTTCGACGGTGCAGCAATTGGCGCGGATATTAAAGGCGTCGCGGGCACGCGCTGGGCAGCACTGAATGCGGTCACGCAATTGGTGGATCATGAGCGCGGCCGCAGTGATAACACGCGCTTAGAATCCGCGTGGTTCGGCACGGGCAACGCGTTAAAACAGCGGGCGCTGGAGCTGTTGAGCGCTTGAGCACTTAGCAACCAGCTGCAGCCGCCGGTGGATATAGGGGGAAACTATTGAAACCGGCGGATTAATAGCGGTTAACTATAAGCTGGAAACCGGGCCTCGGCCCTCGGTGCGTGGTGATGTGAAATTCTCCCGAGCGCCGCGCGCCGTGGTGCTTGGACGGTGGCGCGCGTGGTGTTTTTCGCGTGCCGTGGCACGCGGAGCGCGCGCCTATTGACATCCGCCGCGATTCTGTTTATAGTGGCGGCACGCCAATCGCGGCGGATAACTCAGAAAGGATAGCAACATGGGTGACAGAGTATTGTTTCAAGTGGTATCAACAGTAGGCAACATGAGTCCGGTGGTGTATTGCCACTGGGCGGGGTGGCGCGCGCCGGGTATCGTGCGCGCCTTGAAGGCGCGCATGGTTGGCCGTCCCGGAGACGTGTCGTATGCCGCTGCACGCCTTGTGCAGGAATGCGTGCAAGTTACAGAAGGGAATACCGGGTTCGGGTTGTGGAACGCCCGCACGCGCCTCACCGAGGAAGACTCGCACGGCGATGCGGGCGTCGTGCTGATAAATTGCGACAGCTGGCAATGCGAATGCTTCGGCGGATACCTTGTCACGGGTGAGGACGGACTGCCCGAGGAGCGCGTAGCATGAAAAAATCAGAGCGCTTTGCCCTTGACCAGTGGTTGTCCGATTACCCGGACGGCATGACATACGCCGACATTATTGGAATGCTTACGGCAGAAGAAGGATTGTGGCAAGTGGAAGATGTCACGCCGTGGGAATTAGTGGAAACCTTTCCGCTGGACGCTGTCGCTGACTTCATTGATGACACGCGCGCGGTGGTGGAGCGCAGCTTTCCCGAGTCGCTGCGCGAGGAGGGCGCAGCATGAATGACGCCCAGCTGGCCGCGTACCTATTCAACGAGCGCCGCCCGATCCTGTATCTGCAAGATCCGGGACATGGCTGGTTCAGCGTGAAACGCGCAGCGCTTGACGCGCTGGGCGTGCTGGATCGCGTGAGCTCTTACAGTTACCAACGGGGGGCGTCCGTCTATCTCGAGGAGGATTGCGACGCGTCGCTGCTGTTCAACGCGGTGCGTGAGCGCTTCGGGCGGCACCCGGTGTATGAGTCGCGGCACACGGATCGGGTGCACCCGATCCGCAGCTACCTGCATTTCCGCGCCAAATAAAAAGCTTGCACAACGCGCCGGAATTGTTTATAGTAGCGGCACGTCGATTCCGGCGGACAACCTAGAAAGGATACAGACATGGATTGCTACTGGTACGCGCGAGGCTATTTTGACGGTCGGACAGAGGGCGTCGAAAACGACGCCCTGCGAGAGGTCTTCGACGATGCGACATGGCACGCCTACACAAATGGATATCAGCGTGGGGTGTCGGACTATTGCAGCATTGATCTTGAGGAAGACAAAACAATCGCTTGACTATTGCCGCGATTCTGTTTATAGTGGCGGCACGCCATCCCGGCGGACAACCTAGAAAGGATAAAGACATGGAACAGTCAGCAGTAGTAAAGATGCTCGAGGCGATGCTCGCGACTCTGGTCGAACAGGTCACCGCAGCGGTAACCTTGCAACTGGGCACGGTAATCGAACAGCGCTTTGCAAATGCACGCGCCGAGCTTGAAGAGACAGTCGCAGCACGGATCGCGGTGGACGAAGACGCTCTCGATGATCGCATCGCAACATGGGTGCAGGACAACATCGATGTCGATCATGATATTGATCGATACATGAGCAACCAGTTCGATATCGATGACCACGTCGACTTCAGCGACAAAATAAGTGATGCGCTGAACGATATCGACTGGAAGGAAAAGATCAACGAAGCGCTGGACGGCGCGACGATCAAGATCGAATAGCACCTGGACTATAAACAGCTATCGGGGCGCGCGCCCCGATAGCTAAAATCAATCACGAAAAAGCTTGCACAGTCCGCCGGAATTGTTTATAGTGGCGGCACGCCATTCCGGCGGACAACCTAGAAAGGATAGCAACATGAAACGAGTTCAGACCATCACCATCGGCGGCCAGAGCTACATCATGCCCGATTATATGGATATTAAGACCCGCACCCAGATGGCGGCAGCGCTGTTGATGTTGCAGCAACTGGATCACGAATACGACAAAGACTATGGCACTTACTGGTTCGAGGCCGACCGCAACCTGACCGTGAACTTTGGGTGGACTGAAGTGCACGACAACAAAGCCGCAGCGCTGGCGGCACGCGATGCACGCAACCAGCAACTGGCACGCGAGAAGGAGGCCGCTGCCAACGCATAGCGCACCGCTATCGGTGTGCCTGACCCGATAGCCTCGCGCTATCGGGTTCGCGCTGCGTGCCCCGCCTGTGTTTTAGCAGCGCGAATGCGCTGCAGGCGGGGCAAGTGACTTATAGGTAAGGGTAGGGGAAAAAACAGGC